TTTCCATCCAAACTTGACTCTTTTCTCATTATCAACTTCATCACCCTTAAAATAGACCCAACCTTCATCCTTACCATACTCACCTCTATCCCATACAACATAATCATCTACTTCTGGTTCATACATAGACATAAGAATAAGATGTGACTATTATATCATATATAGATTGTCTTTGCAATCCAAAGAAAACATAAAGAACTTGCTACTTTGTATAGATAATGTTATAATATCCACACAATCCATCAGAACCCATGATTAACTTAGACGAGCGATACCACAACTACCTAGATGGCAGCAAGAAATTAAGAATAGATGGTGTTGATGAACGTCTCAATGCTTATGGTTGGCACTGTGATGGTAACGAAATAAAAGGATATTATCTTACGACAGAAAATTATAAGTTATATTATAACATGAATGAACAATTCTTAAAGATGGAAGCACTCAGAGAACCAGTAGTAAGTTAAGTTGGTTCAGTAGGCCAAGTAACACTTGATATACCAACAGGATTATTAGAATCTAAAACAGGAGTTTGAGTGGAAGGAAGATCTCTTAATGCTTGTCTATATGTTTTCCATGCAGCAGGTATATTGGATCCTGTTTCTTTTGCCATAACTATTCTCCAATCGGATGTTGCAATCCTTTTATCTCTTTCTATACGTAATAGTCTCATTGGTTCTGCATTTTTTAATTCAGTAACCTTTGCATTAACTTCATCTTCTGTTGGTAATGATTCAGTATTATTTGAATACCATTCAATACTGTCATAAGTATCCGAACAACCAAATGCACAATTAGGTCTTAAAGCATTAAGTGCTTTAGAAAGATAAAAAACGTTCATTGTCTTATCTCCTGTATTACGAATCTCCAAGGAGAAAATGAACATCCACTATTAGCAGTAGTTGTTGCATTAAAATATTTTGTATGATTAGCTTCCGAATAATGCCATAACCCATAAGTTCTTGATTCTGTTCCATATGCAGGAACCATTGCTGATATATGCATTGTATGCCTATCATTACCATCAGTATCTACTTGTCTACTTGATCCATGAGTAAACTGTCTGCTACCACCTCCAGAATAAGGTGCATTGTTAACAAGATCAAAAGGATTACTCATATCTTGCATACGAGATTGCATGAATTTAAATCCAGAAATAGAACCATTATTATTACCACCAAAAAGAAAGGTAAGATCCAATAATAACATACTACTATAAAATTTTGGTGATATTGAAGTCCTATAATCTGAACCAGTAACTTCAGCGAAAGTATCACTCGTACCTGGTTGATGTGCTCTAACAGCTACATCTTGCCTTGCTCTATTAGTTCCTTCCATAGCATTAGATGCTTGGGGATAATTAACAACCGTTTGAACTACACTTCCAATTGGAATTTTATCATAAGGAAGGGCATCATAATCCAATTGGGAAATTTTTTCCCTTAAATTAATTGCTGGTTTTGAAATTTTTACTACCATTAATCACTGCTCCGCTACAAGTCCATTAGATACTGACAGTACAGTTGTTACTGCAGAAGTCGTATTATTTATTCTATTAAGTCCAACAAATTCACTTCTACCTTCTGATGTTCCAACATGAAGTATATCAGTAGAATGATCATAATCCATAGCATTCACATCCTTAGATGATCCATATAATGTACATTTTGCATTAGGTTGAAATAATCCCAATTCATCTTGGTACATTTGTTGAGCTTGCTGATATGTAGGAGCACTTAATGCATATTTGAATAATGCCAAAGAACCTATTACAGGATACTGAGTATCGTAATGATTTCCAATTCTAAACTGAGTACCCTGAGTCCAAGTAATTTGTCCACTTGACCATGTATTTGCCTTGTTTCTAACTCCATTTAAATACACAAACTGAGTTCCATCTTTTCTTCCAGCAACTATTTGATACCATTTATTAGTTGTTAGACCTGGATAATTAACATAACATGTTCTTGCTGTTCCATCATTTTCGGCCAATCTTATAGATTGATTAGAAGTATTATACCAAAGTTGAACCCAATGAGTACCACTATTACTAGGATCCCTCATTGACCATATAACTTGAGTATCAGATAGACTAGTTGGATAGTACCAAACAGACACATACCAATCTCCAGTACTATAATTTTCAGTACCAGTATTAACAGGTGGAGTTCCCCCTGCACGTAAAAGCATAGGTCTCATCAAATAATTAGAACCAGACCAACCACTATATCCAACTAACTCTGCACCAGTAGCAACTGGAGATCTAGTAAGAGTTCCATATGCGAATAATCCACCATTTGTAGTATTATCAGAATCAATTGATCCACTATTTGCACGATTCGGGTCACACAATTTAACTGTTATTTGATCCACAAATGCTTCATGACTTGCTGGCAAATAGAATGTTATATATGTGGTTGTTCTTTGTGCGGTAAATTCAAATGCATATGGTCCAGTCCAACTTGCAGAAGTACTTGCTTGATCACCAGAATATCCATCACCTGAAGATGCAGCAGATGATCCTACACGACATCTTAAACCAGTTCCTCCTGATGAATGTTTAGCAAAATAAGTTACAGTGTATTGTTTTCCAACAACAGTTGTAATTGTCCTATAAGCACCACCGCCACCGCCACCAGAAGTAGTAATTTTCATACAATTTCCAGTTTGACCACCTGTTACATGTGCAAGAGTTGTATTAGTATGTGCAGTCCATGATGCAATATTAGCATGTAGATCATCATAAATGACATCTGCTTGAACAAGATTACTGGTATCCGTAGAGCACATAGATATGTGCGAAGCTTTACCAACACACCAACCAGTATTATATTCATGAGTTATTTGGGCAGTCATTGCCTCTTTCTCACCGTGCGTTGCATTTACACTTGTTTGATTATCATAACCTTCTGCATTTCTACGAAGAAATGATAATCCACTTTTATTTCCTGCAAATAGATAATCCTTTCCCGTTGCAATTGAAACATTACCCAATGAACTACCTTGGTTTCTCCACCTCATAATAAATGGTGGCCGATCATAAGTATCATTCCAAGTCGAATTTATAGATGCAGTATGAGATGAACTTCTACTTCTATCTGAACCAGGAATATCAGAAATAACAGCATGTGATTCATCTGTTAAATTTAGATACGAATAAGACCAATATAATTTATTATCATCTGTAAATTTCATACAACGTTGTGCTGGATAGTTAAAACTATTATTACCATTTGATATTTTCCATTCATCTCCATGAGTATGATGTGGATTAGTGTTAGGTGTATGATCAGGAACTATTACATGCTGTCCAGTATCACCACCAATCGCAAATGTGGGTGTTGGTAATCCTGTTACAGAATCTATTGGTGCATCAGCAGTGACTTTCATAGCAACACACCTACCATTATCACTCAAATTATTAACTCCATTACGAGTATAGAAACCATTCGTAGTATTTCTGTCTACTATTCGTCCTGAGAATATACCTTCACCCCAATAAGTATGACCAGGATTCGCAACTCCTTTATCTGCAACAAAATAAATTCTAACCAAACATTTATGATCACCAACATGAGTCGATGCCATAATTCCATTTAACATAGTAATGTCTGATATAGATCCATTACCCATTATCATTCCACATGATGATATCGAATGACTAGCAACATGGTTCTCAAACACCATCCACATAGGAAAAGTTGGATCATCGCCATCAAGAATTATTATTTTTCTAGATTCTGCAACAATGATAGCAACAGATGGAAATTCTCTTCTATGTCCTCTAGTTTTTGTTCCTAATGGTTCATTATACCAAGAAGTATTCTGTGTTCTTTTTCTCCAAGCACCGCCATCACTATCATTCTTAGTATCATATACAAATATAGCAGTTGCCGTATTACTAACTGAACCTTTCAATTTAGCAATATTTTCTATTTCTACATTTGTTAAATTAGCATGAGCAGGATCTTGGTATGCCAATCCACCTAACATTGCGTTAGTAGGGACTTGACTGTTTCCGATTCCGACTAGATTAGGCATTAGTTATATCTCTCCTGTGATATTTATTA